CTGCCGACGCCATCCTCACCAGCCTGCTGCGCTCGCGCAGCCACCGTCAGGACGCTCAGGCTGCGAGCCCGCCGCGGACGAGCCCGTGACCTGCGGTTTCTTTGGGTACCGGGGGTCCGGGCAACCTCTGCCAGCTTCCGTGTGTGTCCCCCGGCACCCCCCTCCCCCCAGAATGACCGACCGAAACCGACGAGAAACGGCATAAGGGACGAATGACGCAGCGGAGGGGGTTCGGGTTCGGGTCGGTCGGGGACGTCCCGACCCTGCCCGGACTTGAACCGCAGCACCGCAAGGGCCGCTGGGAGCGCATCGCTGAGCATCGGGTGCGGCTGATGCGCCGCAAGGGGCTGCTCGACGAGCTCACCGCCGGCTACGCCGACCAGCTGCGTGCCGCCGGCCTGGCCCTGGACCTGGCCGAGGACGGCGGCCGCGGCAGCGGCGGCACCGTCGCCTACGCCGTGCAAGCCTGGCAGCAGGCCATGAGCAACCTGGTGCCACCACCGGGCCGTGCAGGTGCCGGCGAGCAGGAGGAGGACCGCGATGGCTGGTTCGACGACGACCCTGACCCCGGGCCCACGCCTGCTGGCCCCGACCTGGGCGACCCCACGCCAGCCTGACCGGCACTGTGACGCCGACCGTATCGCCGCGGTGTTCGCCCGCCGGCTACGCCGCCGGCTGCTGCCCTGGCAGCGCGAGGCGCTCGCGGTCGGCTGCGAACGTCTCGACGGGCCCGGCTCACCGTTCGCCTACGACATGGTCATCTGGGTCGTCGGTCGCCGCTCCGGCAAGACCGTCGGCGCGTTCGGCCCGCAGCTGCAGCGCGCCCTGGCCGGCCCGATCCGCCTGCCCACCGGCCGGGTGGTGCCGTTCCGCGGCGCGCACACCGCGCAGAACCTGGTCGCCGCGCAGCGCCGGTTCATCGACGACGTCGCCACCCCGTTCCGGGAGACCCTGCGACCAGGCGAGCGCAAGGCGGTCAAGCTGCTGCGCAACATCGCCCAGACCCAGCTGCTGGTCGACACCCGCACCGGCCGCAACCCTGACGCGTCGTGGGCGTCACGGGTGTCCATCTTCGCCCCGACCGCCGGCGGCATCCGCGGCGACGGCTCCGCCGTCATCACCGTCGACGAGGCACTGGCCCTGACCGCCGCCGAAGCCGAACGGTTGCAGACCGCCGCCCGCCCCACCCTCGGCGACTACCACGGCCACGGCCAGCAGTGGATCATCAGCAACGTCGGCGCCGACCCGCGCACCCACAACGGCTGGCTCGCCCAGCTGATCGCCCAGGGGCGTGCCGCGGTGCAGGCCGGCCGCCGCACCGGCATCGCCTACCTGGAGTTCTCCATCGGCGACGACGACGACCCCGCCGACGAGGCCTGCTGGTGGCGGGTGCATCCCGGCCTGGCCCACGGCCTGATCGGCATCGACACGATGCGCCGCGACGCCGAGGTGTTCGGTGTCGACGCGTTCGCCGCGGAGTACCTCGGCCGGCTACCACCACCACCGGCCGGCGACACCGACCCCGACCCCTTCGACGTCGCCGCCTGGCAGGCCTGCCAGGCCGGCCCAGGCGTCAGCGTGCTACCGGAGCATCCCCAGCAGGGCACGCTGATGCTCGGGATCGACCAGGACCCCGACCGCAGCGTCGCCGTGGCATGCCTGGCCGCGCTGAACCCTGACGGGCGGGTCGCCCTGGAGGTCGCCCACGCCTTCCCCCGACCGCAGGCTGCGGACCTGCGCGGCTGGGTGCTGGCCGTGCACGCGGCGCATCAGCTGCGCACCGTCGGTGTGGACCCGATCACCTGCGGCAGGCTGGCCGCCGAGCTGTCCGCCGCCGGCATCCCGGTGCGGGAGTTCACCCGCGCGCAAGCAGCCCAGGCCTACACCGACCTGCGTGACCTGGTCGGGGAGCGGCGGCTGCTGCACACCGGGGACCAGCTGCTCACCAGCCACCTGGCCGCCGCCACGATCCGCGACTACGGCGACGGCGGTCGGGTGCTGTCGCGCCGGCATTCCGACCAGCCCATCCCCGGCGCGGTCGCCGCCGCCCTCGCGGTCAGCCTGGCCGCCGACCCAGACCCGCCGTGGTTCGCCTACTGAGCCGCCGCGGCGCGTAGGGTGCGGGCCGCAGCGCCCGGACGGTTGGCATGCCCGGTGAGCAGCTGCGCCACCCGCTGGTGGGACAACCCCAGGATGATGCCGCTGTCGCGCATGCTGACGCCGAGGCTGGTGAGGAGCTCGGCGACGTCGTGTCGGGCTTGGCTTTCCTCCTCGCGGGCCGCCCGGGAGGCCTGCTCCGCTGTGGCGAGCCGATGCAGTGCCGCGTCCAGCCCTGGCAGCTCGACGCGCAGAGTCACCTCGACGGTGTCGATGTCGACGTCCAGGATGGCCGCGACAAGGTCGCGTGCCATGAACGTCGCTTCGGCGAGGGTGCGCGCCTGCGTGGTCTTGTCCAGCTCGGGCACGTGAATCATCCACCAGCGGCCTTCGCGGGTGACCGTGGCGGTGAGGTGGTGGGTCATTGCAGCCATCCCTTCGGTAGGCATGCCAGGTCTCGGATGAGGTTGCGCACGACACCTGGACAGATCGTGCGATGGCGCGGGACCGCGGTGACGTGCTGGCCGCACGGGCAGCCCCACGCCTCGTGGCCGCCGGTGTCGCGCAGCAGGTGGCAACCGGCGGTAGTCAGTGCGCGGTGCACGTCGCGGGTCTTCATCGCCTTCATACAGTCTAGTCTAGCGTTACTAGACAGTACAAGTCAAGTCAGACTAGACAACGACGGTGCGCGCCGTGCCTGACATGCCCGTTCCGCCGGTTCCGCTATGGTGATCTTCCGTGGCGGCCGGTACCCGCGCAGACGTGGCGCGACGTCTGCGTCTGGGCGCCGGCCGTGTCCGCCCGTCGCTGCGGGCGGCCCGGCACACCGGCGGGTACCTGCATCCGCGGGACCTGTCGCTGCTGCTCGGCTGGGACGGCGAGCCGGGACGGCTGGCACCGGCCACCGAGCGGGAGGCGTTGGCGCTGCCGCCGTTCGGTCGGGGCCTGGACCTGATCTGCTCCGCGGTGGCCTCGACCACGCTGCGGGCGGTCCGCTGGGACGCCGACCTGGGGGTGTCGGTGCGGCTGGCCGACCAGCCGACCATCATCACCGACCCCGACCCGCTCAGCGACCCGTGGCAGCACCGGTACGCCACCACCAACGACCTGGTCGTCCACGGCAACAGCTTCGCCCTGGTCGGCGAGGCGGACTTCCGCACCAACCGGCCCGGCTGGCTGGTGCCGCTGCCCGCCGAGCAGGTGGTGGTGCTGCTCAACCCGCGTACCGGCCTGTGGGAGTGGGTGGTCAACGGGGTGCAGCTGCCGGTCGGGGACCTGCTGCACGTCGCCGCCGGGAACCGCAGCGGGGAGGTCCTCGGGCGTGGGGTGCTCGCCCAGTACCGGGAGTGGCTGTCGGCGACGGTGGCCGCCGAGCAGCACTCCGGCCGGTACTTCGCCGGCGGCACCCTGCCACCAGCGGTGCTGACCAGCCGGCACGTCATCACCCAGACCCAGGCCGAGGACCTGAAGGTCAAGTACCGGCAGGTGGTGGCCACCGGGGAGCCGGTGGTGCTGCCCACCGGGGTGGAGCTGCTGCCGATCGTGTCGCAGGCGGACAAGGCGCAGCTGGTGGAGGCCAGACGGTGGAACGCCGAGCTGGTGGCGATGCTGCTCGGCATCCCACCGCACAAGCTGGGTCTGCCGGGCCCGACGATGACCTACCAGAACGTGGAGACCGCCGACATCGACTGGGTGCGCGACACCGTCGCCCGCTGGGCCGACCCGTATGCCGCGGCGCTGAGCAAGTGGCTGCTGCCGGCCGGCACCACCGCGCAGTGGGACTGGTCGTCGCGGATGCGCGCGGACCAGCGCACCACCGCTGACGTGCTCGGCGTGTACGTCGCCAACGGCATCCTCACCATCGACGAGGCCCGGTCGATGATTGGCCGCCCCCCGTTGATGGCCACCCTGACCGCCGGGCAGACCCCCGCCGGGGTGCCCGAGCTGACCAACGCCGAGGTGATCTGACATGGGCACCGTCCCGGCCGCTGCCGGACATGACGTCATGTGTGGCAGACCGCGCTGTGAGTGAGCTGCTGATCGTGCGGGCGCTGCCGCAGGAGACGTTCGAACCGGTCGGTGACGGGTGGACGGTGCATGGGCGGGCGGTGCCGTACGGGGTGGCGCAGCTGGTGCGTGACGGCGTCGACGCGCAGCCCTACCTGGAGGAGTTCACCTTCGGGGCGTTCGCCCGCGACACGTCCAAGGGTGCCCGGTGGGTGAACCTGATGCTTGGGCATCGCGGCGACGACGGCGACCGGTACCTCGGCCGGTGCATCGCCGCCACCGAACGCGCCGACGGGCTGTACCTGGACTTCCGCATCCATCGGGACCATCCGCACGCGGAGGAGGCCCGGTCGGGGGAGCTGACCGGCTGGTCGGTCGGGGCGCGGGTGTATCGCAGCGTGAAGACCGTCCGCGACGACGGTGCGGTGGTGCTGCGCCGCGAACGGTGCGGCCTGAACCATGTCGCTGCGACCGCCCGTCCCCAGTACGCCGGTGCGGGGGTGCTGGTGGCCCGCGAGCACGAGCTGGTCGACGACACGCCGCGCACCCCGGTACGTGACGCGCTGCTGGCCCGGCTGGGCCTATCGTTGACGCCAAGCAGAGCCGCCACCCCGGCATCCTGACCCGGCCACCCCGCCCGCGAGCGGCCACCCCGGCAGGCGCTGACCGGCCACCCGGCCAGCCACGATCCGACGTGTCTGGACGCCGAGGAGGCCCAGCCTTATGCCCACCTACCTGGAGCGGCAGCAGACCCGCTTCGACGAGCTCACCACCCTGATCGAGGAGACGCTGCAGCGCGCCGTCGACGAGGACCGCGACGTCACCGACGCCGAGCAGACCGAGATCACCCGGGCCGAGACCGACCGGGAGATCGTGCAGCGCAGCATCGACCACGCCGCGGCCCTCAGCGAACGCACCAGCAGGGTCGCCGAGATCATCGGCAAGATCCGCCCGGTCGCTCGTGCCGCCACCAGCGCGCGTGACGCCGCCGACGGTGGTGACGCCGGCTACGACATCACCCGCGAGCTCCCCAGCCCCGGGCACTACGCCTCCATGCTGCACCGGGCGACCGTCAAGCGTGACCCGGCGGCGATCGCGCAGCTGGAGCGGGCCACCGCCCACCAGACCACCGCCGACAACCCTGGCATCATCCCCCGCCCGATCGTCGGGCCGGTCATCGACCGGATGCTGCAACGCCGCCCGTTCGTCGCCAGTGTCGGGGTGCTGCCCGCCCCGGCCGGCAGCTTCGACCGGCCCCGCATCACCCAGCAGGTCGCCGTCGACGTGCAGGCCGCGGAGAAGGACCTCACCGCCTCCCAGGCGTTGAAGGCGGTGAAGATGCCGGTGTCGCTGGCCACCTACGCCGGGCACCTCAACATCTCCCGGCAGGACATCCGCTGGTCCCAGCCGGCGATCCTCGACCTGGTGTACGCCAGCTTCACCAAGGTGTACGCCCGGCGCACCGACAAGGCCGCGTGCGCGGACTTCCTGGCCGCCATCACCCAGACCGTCCCGGTCGCCAGCCTCGACGTCGCCGGCATCGACGCCGCCCTCGGCGCCGCCGGCACCCAGATCGGCGGCACCGACGACGACATGGGCGAGCCGGACACGCTGTGGGTGTCGCGGGACGTGGCGGTGCGCCTGGGCGGCATCCGCAACACCTTCGGCCAGAAGCTGTACAACATCCCGATCGTCGGCGGCACCAGCGGCGAGCTGGACGGGCTGGCCGTCGTCGTCGACGGCCGCTTCCCCGCCGGCACCGCCGTCATCGGCGACTCCGACCTGGTCGAGTACTGGGAGGACCTGGAGGGGTTCCTGTCCGTCGACGAACCCGACGTGCTCGGCCAGCTCGTCGGCTACGCCGGGTACGGCGCCCTGTGCGTCGCCGAGCCCGCCGGGTTCGTCAAGCTCACCATCCCCGCCCCCGACACCGAGCCGCCCCAGGGGTGAGCGGGTTGCAGGGCAGCGCCACCGCCCCGGTCCTCGGGCCGGACCTGCAACCCGTCACCGGCGCCGACGTCCCCACCGGCACCATCAGTGACGTCCTGTCCTGGGTCGACGGCGACCCTGCCCGGGCGCAGGCCGCGCTGGACGTCGAGCTGGCCAAGAGCTCGCCGCGCGTCACCCTCCTCGACCATCTCGAACATGTGATCGCGGGTGCCAAGTGAGTCACGACCATGCCACCGACCCGCTGGTCGTGGCGCAGCCACCCACCGCCGCCGACCTGGCCGGCTGGGCGAAGGTCGACCCGGCCGAGCCGCTGCTGGCCGACGCGGTCGACGCCGCCCTCACCGGGCAAGCCCACCGGTGCGTGACCGTCCCGTACGCGGCGGACCTGCGGCTGGCGGCGCTGCGCCGCGGCGCCCGCTACCTGCAGTCCCGGCAAGTGCCGTTGGGGATCCTCGTCGGAGAGTACGGCAGCGAGCAGCTGCGCCGCTTCGACGCGGTCACCGACGAGCTCGAAGGCCCCTACGTGCGGGTGGTGATCGCGTGAGCCTCCGGCAGGCGATCGCCGATGCGTTGACGTCCATCCCGCAGGTCACCGGCCATCCCACCACCCCGCCGGTGGTCAACGCGTTCGACGCCTGGCCGCAGTGGACGGGCACCGACGTCCGGCAGAGCATCGGCCGGTGCGTGGCGTCGCTGCACCGCTACGACGTGCTCGTCGCCCTGCCCACCACAGACCAGGCCACCACCGCCGCCGCCGCGCAGCAGCTGCTGCCGCTGCTGCTGACCACCCTGCACCCCCTCGGTCGCATCGGGGTAGTCGACCCGGCCACCGTCGCCCTCGACGCCGGCTCCACCTGCCCGGCCCTGCGCGTGTCCATCACCGTCCCCCACCAGCACGAGGAGTGAACCGATGGCATCCACCACCTACCTCGGGCCCGGCCTGGTAAGCGTCGGAGACACCCAGACCGTCCTGGACTTCACCTGCGAGGTGCTCGGCGCGAAGATCACCCACGGCTACGAGGATGTGGGCCAAGCGCGGACCATGCTGTGCGGGACGGTGAAACCGGCCGGGCAGACCCGCGTCGACGGGTTCAGCGCCGAGGTGGAGAACGACCTCACCGCCGCCGGGCTGTACGCGTTCCTGGTCGCCAACGACGGTCAGCAGGTGCCGTTCGCGTTCACCCCCCGCACCGGCGGCGCCTCCTGGGAAGGCACCATCGTCGCCCGCCTGCCGTCGGAGGTGGGTGCCGACGAGTTCGGCGCCCCCATCGTGTCCAGCATCGAGTGGGCGGCGGTGGGGCTGCTCGACTTCACCCCCGCCCCGGAGTCCTTCGACGCCGGCCCGTCGGTCCCCACCGCCTGAGCAGTGAGCAGCCAGGTGCGGGTGGAGGGTGCGCGCAGGCTGCGCGCCACCCTGCGCAAGGCCGGCGCCGACCTCGACGACATGAAGGACGCCCATGCGGCGGTGGCCGCGATGGTCGCCGCCGCTGCCCGCGCCGCCACCCCCCGCCGTACCGGCCGGCTGGCCGCCACCGTCCGCGGCAACCGTGCCCTGTCCCGCGCCACGATCCTCGCCGGCTACGCATCCGTGCCGTACGCCGGGCCGATCCACTGGGGGTGGCCACGGCGCAACATCACCGCCCAACCATGGCTCGCCGACACCGCCGCCCTGCTGGAGCCCCGCTGGACCGCCGTCTACGCCGACGGTGTCGACCGTGCCATCGCCAACGTGAAAGGTGCCTGATGCTGCTGCGCATGACCCTCACCCTCGACCCCGGCGGCACCATCAAGGTCGACGCCGACCAACGCGACCAGCTGCAATGGGAGCTGTGGGCCCGCCAGCAGCGCATCCCGCTCAAGCAGGGCGCCGACGACTTCCCCGCCGCGGTGAACCTGGCACGCCTGGCGTACACGGCCGCCACCCGCGCCGGGCAGTACACCGGCACCTGGGCGGAGTTCATGGCCGCGTACGCCGACGTCGACGTCGAAGGATCCTCGAGCGAGCCGCCGGACCCTACCCTGCCGGCACGTTCGCCGGGCTGATGTGCGATCTGTCGGTTGCCCTCGGCGGCACCCCTCTGGACTGGATGCGCGTCCACGAGACTGACCCGGCGCTCATCGCCACCGTCCTGGACCGGGCACGGCAGCGCGGGAGGTGACATGGCCCGCGCGATCCTGAAGATCGACATAATCTCCGACTACAACGACCGCGGCGCCCAGCAGGCCATCACCGCCACCGACCGGCTCAACAAGGCGTCGGTGGCGGCGGGCGGGGCGCTGGGGGTGCTGGCGGTCGGCGCGAAACGCGCCGCCGACGCCGCCATCAACCTCAACGAGTCCACCAACGCGGTACAGCAGGTGTTCGGGAAAGCCTCCGACGAGGTCATCGCATTCGGGCGGGAGGCCGCGCGCGCGGCCGGCCTGTCGCAGGCTGAGTTCCAGTCCCTGGCGGTCGGCACCGGGTCGCTGCTGCAGAACTTCGGCTACGCCGCCGACGAGGCCGCCGACGCCAGCATCACCCTCGCCCAGCGCGCCGCGGACATGGCGTCGGTGTTCAACACCGACGTGTCTACCGCCCTGGAGGCCGTCAACGCCGGCCTGCGGGGGGAGTCCGAGCCGCTGCGCGCGTTCGGGGTGAACCTCAACGACGCCGCCCTGAAGGCGAAGGCGCTGGAGCTCGGCCTGTACGCCGGGACCGGCGCCCTGGACGCCAACGCCAAGGCGGTGGCGGCGCAGGCGCTGATCATGGAGCAGACCGCGAAGACCGCCGGCGACTTCACCAACACCGCCACCTCCGCAGCGAACCGGCAGAGAATCCTTGCCGCCGAGGCCACCAACACCGCCGCGCAGCTCGGGCAGGCGCTGCTGCCGGCGATGGAAGCCCTGCTCGGGGTCGCGCAGCGACTGGTCGGCTGGATGAGCCGCAACCAGGCCGCGGTGAAAGCGGCCGCGGTCGCGGCCGCCGGGCTGGCCGCCGCAGTCCTGGTCGTCAACGGTGCACTGAAGGTGTGGCAGGCCACCACCGCCGGCGTCACTGTCGCGCAGAAGGTGCTGACGGTGGCCACCTCGGCCACCACCCGCGCCGCTGTCGCCCAGCGCGCCGCGAACCTCGCCCTCACCGCCGCCTCGATCGTGTACCGGGGGGCGACGCTGGCCGCCGCCGCAGCGCAGCGCATCCTCAACCTGGCGATGCGCGCCAACCCCATCGGGCTGGTCGTCACCCTGCTCATCGCGCTGGGTGCGGCGCTGGTCACCGCCTACAACAAGTCCGAGACGTTCCGCAGAGTCATCGACCGGGCGTTCGCGGCCGCCCGCGGCGCCATCGACGCCGTCGGCGTCGCCATCAGCAGGGTCATCGGCTGGATCAACGCCCTGATCGGCGCGCTGAGCCGTATCCGATGGCCGTCCCCACCGTCGTGGCTGGGCAACCTCAACCCGTTCACCGCAGCCGGCGTCGCCCCGGCGGTCGCGCCGACCTCGACCGGCCTGGCCCGCACCCTGTCCGCCACCACCACCGGCACCGGCCGGGCTGTCGCACCGGCGATGGTGAACGTGTACGTCACCGAGCCGGTCGACCCGCTCGCGGTCGGGCGTGCCGTGCACCGCGAGCTCGGCCGGTACATGCGCACCACCGGGGCACCGGCGCCGTGACCCCTGTCACCTGGCTGCTGGAGGTGGCCGGCACCGACCGCACCTGCCATGTGCAGGAGCTGCACTACCGGCGTGAGCTGGACCGAGTCGGGGTGTGCGACTTCGTCCTTGAGGAGGGTCCCGTCCCGGCAGTGGGTGATCAGGTGCAGGTGCGGGCCAGCGGTATCCCCCCTGATGGGGGCAGCTCGTGGGTGTTTCAGGGGTGGCTGGTTGAGCCGCCGCGGGTGGAACGCACCGGCACCGCCAAGCTGGTGCACGTGCAAGCTGTCGACGACCTGCACCTGCTGGAGCAAGACCTGGGGTCGGCGCTGGTGAGGTTCGCCAACTCCACCCACTGGCCACGGGCCTGGTGGCCGTTGACCGAGCTGGTCGCTGACACCGACGGTGAGCTGACCGCGCCCAACGCTGATGGCCGGCTGGATGTGCCGGACATGTTGGTGCGCACGGTCAACCCCAGCGGGGACTTGCCCGCGCTGATCAGCAGCAGCGGCAAAGGTCCACCGGGTGACGGTGGCGCTGCCCTGATGTTCGCACCCCGACCGGACAATGCCCCGGACAGCTGGGCGTATGTCACCACGCCCAGCTCGATGCAGCCGATCCCGCTCGACCCGTCCCGCGGCTGGATGGTCCGGTTCTGGCTCACCGTCGAACGCCTACCCAAGAATGTGGAGCGGGTCGTTCTGGCGGTGCGGATGGGTGACGGTTCCCGCTACGAGGTGCACTTCCAGGCGAACAACGCTCAGGGCGCGGTCCGCTACGTCAACCCCGGTGGGGGCATCACCCGGTTGGCCGACCAGATCGTTGCCGGTCGCACCCAACAGCTGGTGCTACAGCAATACCCCGGCGACAGCCGGCTGCGGGTCTACCGCGACCAGTACATCCACGGGATGGGCGACCTTCCTGTCACCTCCGACACCATCGCCGCGGTCGAGATCGGCGGACGCGACCACCCCTACTACGGTTCGGTCGCCCAGGTCTCAGTGGTTCTTGACATCCTTCAGCACGACTACGCCCGCCCCGTCCGCGAGACCGCGTATGCCGGGCTGCTGACGACACGACCCGCCGGGCAGCAGTTCTACGAGCTCGGTCTGCACGCAGGCGTCCCCGTCTCGTCGTGGTGGGACACCCAAGGCCCCAGGACCAGGCCTATCGCCGAAGGGCGCTCGTTGTGGGAGCAGCTGCGGCGAGTGCTGGCCGGCTGGGGCGACCGGAAGGTGTACTTCAAGAACAGGCAGCTCGCCGTCGGCGCGCAGGACTGGCAGATGTACCCGACGCTGGCGGTGGACACGGTGCGCCGACCAAACGTGTGGATTGACACCTGCCAGCTGCTCCCACCTTCGAGCCAGCACGTCGCTGAACGGTTCGACGCGGTCGACGTGATCTTGATCAACGGTCGGGCCGTGCGAAGCCAGGTCGACCGTGCCATCCGGCCACGGCGCGTGGACCAGCGTGACACCACCCTCATCTCCGGTGCAGCCGCCTCCCGCCTCGGTATCGACATGCTCACCGCACCCGGGCACTTCATCGCACCGCTGCTCGCCGACGTCCACATCGACTCGCGTGACGCCGACACCCCCGGGCTGCTGCTGCGCACCCTCGACCTGGACAGCGTCCTGGCCTACACCGACCACGACAGCTGGGCTGCTGGGCAGGTCACGTCGCTCGACCTGCGCGCCAGGCACGACCACTACACGCTGGACGTGCAACTCACCCCATGCGTGATCGACCCGACCGTCGGACCGACCCCCACCGGCAGCTGGGTTGACGTCGCCAACACTCATCCCACCTGGCAGCAGCTCGCCAACACTCACCCCACCTGGCAGCAGCTCGCCAACACCCCGCACCCGCATGGGAGCCCGTGATGCCACTGACCCCACGCCTGCGCCTGCCCTACCCGGCCAGCAGCGACCCACCCCGCGGGTGGGAGCAGCTGCAGATCCTCGCCGAGGGGGTCGAGCGCAGCATCCAGACCGGGGTCGCTGAGGTGAGCATCATCAGCAGCGAGGTCGGCACTACCGCCGTCACGTTCCCCCAGGCGTTCCCGACCAGCCCGGTGGTGGTCGCGGTGTGCCAGGACGCCCGCTACAACGCCGCCGCGTCGGCGGTCACCAGCACCGGCTGCACCCTCGGCGCCCGCCACTACCAGGCGGCCGCCATCACCATCACCATCAGGGTGGCGTGGGTGGCGATCGGCGCGGCGAACCCGTGACCCGGCATCGGGCGGCGCTCACCCTCACCGGCCTGTTCACCGTCGCGTTCGCCGGGATCGTGCTCGCTGTCGTCGCCGCCGGGCTGCGCGCCGAGGAAGGTGTCGGGGACGGTGCCGCGGAGCTGCTGCTGTCGGTGGTGGCGCTGCTGGCCGGGCTGGTCGGCGGGTTCCTCGCCCGCCGCACCCCCACCGACAACGGCAACGCCGCCGCCGTCGGCACCATGCTGGCTGTCGCGCTCGGCGGGCTGGCCGTCATCTTCGCCGCCGGGCTGCTGCTCGACGCGCTGTTCGCCCCCAACCCGGGCCCGTCGTCGAACACCATCGCCATCCTCACCGTCGCCCTGGGCGGGTCCCTCGGCGCGCTCGGCGCCTACCTCGGGCTGGACACCGCCGGCCGCCCCACCCACCCCGCCACCGGATCGACCGCCACACAACCCCCCAGCGCTGGCCCTGTGCGCCCAGCACAGCCCGCCAGCAC